TCGGTGAAAACACGGAGCCAGCTTGAAATCAAACGCCAACGCGGAGATTTCATTGGCTCTTTTGCCGTTTTTGGCTACAAAAAGGACCCGGCGGACCACCACCGCCTGATTGTAGATGAGTACGCCGCCGAAGTCGTGCGGGATATGTTCAGGTGGAAACTGGAGGGAATCAGCGTCCTTGATATTGCCAGCCGCTTGACGTCGACTGGTATCCCTACGCCCATGGATTACAAGCGGTCCCTGGGAATGCGCTATTCCACGTCCTTCCGCGTGAAAGAGAAATCTGTTTGGGATGCCGTTATGGTACTGCGGATACTGAAAAATCCGGTTTATATCGGCGTATTGGAGCAGGGCCGCGTGACCACCCCCAGCTACAAGGTCAAGCGGCTGGTCCGCAAACCCCGTGAAGAATGGGCTGTGGTGGAGAACTGCCATAAGGCCATTATCGACCGCTACGACTTTGAAAGCGTCCAGAGGGTGCTTGCCCTGGACACCCGCACCAGCGTCAGCGGCCAGGCAGTGGAAGTATTCTCCGGTATGATGTTCTGCGGCGAGTGCGGCGGGGCCATGATCCGAAAGACCGTCTTGTCCGGCAAGAAAAAATACGTTTACTATGTCTGTGCCGCCCATAAGAATGAAAAGAGCTGCTTCGCCCACTCTCTGCGGGCGGAGGCGCTGGACGAGATCGTGCTGGAGGCGCTGAAAAAGCACATCCAGGATGTGATCGACCTCTCTGATCTTCTGGATTTGACCGACACCGCCCAGCTTCAACAGGCGGGCATGAAGAAATTGCAGGGCCGTTTGGAGAAAAAACAGGAGGAAGTTGACCGCTGGCAAGCCCTGCTGCGCTCCCTGTATGAGAGCCTCGCCGACGGCGTGATCGACCGGACGGAATACCAGGAGTTGAAAGAGACTTACGCCCGCCGGCGCGCCGAAGCCGAGGAACAGCTTGAGGCCATTCAAGAGGAAATGAGCCGGGAAAAGGGCAATTTCTCTGAGGGCCGGGGCTGGATGGAGCAGTTTCGCAAACACCGGAACATTGACGCCCTGGACCGCACCATTGTTGTGTCGCTGATCGAACGTGTCCTGATTTTCCGGGACCGCCGCGTGGAGATCCTCTACCGCTGGCACAATGAATTTGGATGGTATATGGATTTGCTTTTGCAGGCGCAGAGGCTGTCCTCCAGGAAGGAGGCGGTCTGAGATGGCGCGGACAAAACGCAAAGTCAATCCTATCCTACCGGTAGCGCCCCCAATCCCCGCAGTACCTCCCCAACGGGTGTACCATGCAGGCGGCTATGTCCGGCTGTCGGTAGAGGACAGCGGAAAGCCCGGAACGGATACCATTGCCACCCAGCGGGAATTGGTTCGCAGTTACATGGAACACCAGCCGGATATGCAGATATATGACCTCTACTGCGACAACGGAAGGACGGGGACGAATTTTGACCGCCCGGAGTTTGAGCGTCTGATGGAGGACGTGCGTTCCGGGAAAGTGGACTGCATCGTAGTCAAGGATTTATCCCGTTTTGGCCGTAACTACCGGGAAACCGACAACTATCTGGAACGAATTTTTCCACTTCTGGATGTGAGGTTTATCGCGGTCAACGATAGCTTTGACACGCTGACCGCCGAGAGGTCCCAGGATGGTTACATTGTGCCACTGAAGAACATGATAAATGCCGCTTACAGCAAAGATATTTCCCGAAAAATTCTCCCTGGTGTGGCAGCAAAACAGCAGAACGGAGAATTTATCGGCGCTTGGGCAGCGTATGGCTACCAGAAATGTGCCGATGACCGCCATAGAATTGAGCCGGATGAGGAAACCGCGCCGGTAGTGCGGGATATGTTTCAGTGGCGGCTTTCCGGGTTGAGTTATCAGAACATCACCCGAAAGCTGAACGAGCGCGGTGTTCCCTCCCCCGCCCGGTATCACTATCTGAAAGGCGATGCAAAATCCGAACGCTACGCGAATACGTTGTGGAGTGTTTACATCGTCAAGAGGATTTTGACCAATGAGGTCTACCTGGGCCATATGGTGCAGGGACGCAAGCGTTCCGGCTTCTCCGAGGGTCGCAATCCCTACTATGTGCCGGAATCCGAGTGGGTGGTTGTCCGTAATACCCATGAACCGTTGATAGACGAGAACACCTTCCGCACAGTTCAACAAATGGCGGCGGATGTCGGCAGTGCCTATAAGGAACGGCTGGGTCGGCACGACGGGCTGGGGACGATCCCCAATATTCTCCGTGGCCTGGTTTATTGTGCTGACTGCAAGCAAACCATGACACGATACAAAAATGTTACGAATAGAGGAACACATCTCTACTATAGTTACATCTGCCGAACCCATGCAAGCAATCCCAGTTCCTGCCCAAAGAAAAATCTGCATGAGACAGAGCTGATAGAAATCCTTTGGGACACCTTGCAGCGAGAAATTTCTCTGGCTGGCGATTTGGACAAGTTGGTCCGACGGTACAGCAGGTCGGCCAAGTCAATCAGTCAGGAGGCGGGTGTTCAGCGTGAGGTTACCGCCGCAAAGCAGGCTTTGAGCCGCGCGAAGATGCTCTATGACAGCCTGTACCCGAACTACGCCGCCAAGCTGATGTCGGAGCAGGAATACACGGAAATGAAGCGGCAGTACCGCTCTGACATGGAATGCGCACAGACCCGGCTGGATGCGCTGGAACAGAAGCAAAAGGAGGTCCGCCGTCAGACAATCGACAACCCCTGGCTTATCACCTGTGGCCGGTTCAAGGAAGAACAGACGTTGACGGCGGACATGGCACACGCCTTGATTGAGCGGGTGGAGATTGACGCGGAAAACCACGTTCAAATCACGCTGCGCTACCGGGATGAGTATAACGCTCTACTCAGGCTGCTGACGGCAGAGGGTGAGGTGGTGCCGCAATGAGCACCACCGCAAAATATATCCGGCTCTCATCAGAGGACAGCGATTTGGGGCAAGAGGGCAAAACAGAATCCAACAGCATCACAAACCAGCGCAACCTGTTGGACGCCTTCATCAGCCATACCCCGGAGTTGACGGACACCCATGTGATCGAGTTTTGTGACGATGGCTGGAGCGGCAAAAACTTTGAGCGGCCTGCCGTCCAGGAGATGATCGCCCAGGTCAGGGCAGGGAAAATCCAGTGTATCATTGTTAAGGATTTATCCCGTTTTGGCCGTGATTATCTCACGGTCGGAAACTATATCTCATGCGTGTTCCCCTTCCTGGGGGTGCGGTTTATCGCCGTCAATGACGGCTTTGACAGCATCCGGCCAGCGGACGTGGACAGCTTGGAGACTTCCTTTAAGACCCTTTTGTACGACCTCTACAGTAGGGATCTGTCCCGGAAAGTGCGGAGCGCAAAACGGCAGCGGGCGGAGCGGGGGGATTTTCTCTCCCCCTTCGCGCCGTATGGGTATGTGAAGGACCCGAACGATAAGCACCGGCTTATCATCGACCCGGATGCGGCAAAGGTCGTGCGAAGCATTTTCCGCTTGGCGGCGGATGGTCAAAATTCGGAGCAGATTGCTGCCACGCTGAACCGTGAAGCGACACCGACGCCCATGCTCTATAAGCGGGCGGCTGGCTGTTCCCGGACACGCTGGCCCAGCGTTATTAAGGATAACTTCTGGACCTGCCATGCTGTCGCGAAGATTCTCCGGGATGAACGCTACCTTGGAACCAACGTTTTCGGCAAACGGATTCGGGATAAGGTAGGCAACACGCACACTGTCAAGGTTAGCCGCAAGGACTGGATCACTGTAGAAGATACCCATGAGGGCATCGTAACACGAGAGGAATTTGACCGGGCACAGGCGGCATTGAGAACATACATGGAGCGCAATGAGATCAGGCACCACAACTGGCCGCTGTACGGGAAGGTTCGGTGTGGCACCTGCGGTTATGCAATGAACTACACCAAGGGAAAGCAGATGTATTTTTACTGCCGTACCCCCCGAAATAATGGCATCTTTGACTGTGCTGGCCGAACGCCGGAGAATGAGATTCTGGAGGCCGTCGCGGAAGGGCTCCAGACACAGGCGCTGATAGCGGTGAATTTGAATCGCTTGTGGGAAGAACAGCACAGGCACCAGAAAAAAGACACTGCGGCAATGCGGAAAAGCCTTGACGGACTGCGGGCGCGGCAGCAGCAGCTCTGCCAGCAGATCAATGGTTTGTATGAGTCCTTTGCTTTGGGTGAAACCAGCAAGGCGGAATATCTCGCCGCGAAAGCGGCGGCTATTCAGCAGAGAGATACCGCCGCCGCCCGGATCAGCGAATTGGAGACCGAGCTGGATAACTTGAACGCGGACGGAGGTTTGCAAAACGGCTTCGTTTCCGCGTTTGGGAAATATCTGAACGTGGAGGAAATTACACGCGAAATTTTGTCGGACGTTTTGAAGGAAGTCCGTGTGTTCCCTGGCGGGCGGTTTGAAATCGTCTGGAATTACCGGGATGAGCTGGAGAGGCTGATGCTTGACTTAGGAGGAGGCCATCAAAATGGAGCATAAAAGAGCCTGGATTTATTGCAGGGTTGCGTACCCTGATGCCTATACGCTGGCGGTTCAGCAGACTTGCTTAGAGGCGTATGCCGAAAAACAAGGGTTTAAAATCGTAGGGACTACCACTGAGCAGGCCAGCGGGCTGGATTATTCCCGCAAAGGGCTGATGGAGGTATCCAGTGCGGTTGCCGCTAGAGAGGTTGACCTTCTGCTGATTGCGAACCTCTCCCGCCTGGGTCGGGACATGGGAAAAGTTGACGCTTATCTGCGCTGGCTGGAAGATCAATTTGTCGGGGTGGTGTGTGCTGATGGCACCACCCCGCAGACATCCATGGAGATATTGCATGAGTTGATAAAGGCAAGCGGAGTGTTGGTGAAATAAGTAAGATTAGGGTGTCAAAACCCCACGAGCCCGAAAGTGTGCTATAACCCGAGTTTGCCACTTACAAAAATTGTAAACCACATAATTGTTGCAAGAAAATTCCGCGCCTACTAGTTTTCAACTCAAATACGCGGAATTTGTATCTCATTAACGGTCTCCAAAATTTCCACCAAATTCTTCCAATAGGTATATATCACCCAAACAGGTGAATAGACCGACGTATCTCCCGCAGTTCCCCGGCAGTGTAAAGCCTGGGCTCTATGTTCACACCAAAACTGTCCAATACAAGTTTCAGGTCCGGATCATCTGTATCGCAGAATCGGTAATAACTCCGGGGTAATTCCTCCACCTTCCATAAGTTTAGAGCTCGCTGCAGGCGCTCTCCCGGAAGGCCGGCAAACCACTCCTGTCCCGGCTTTGAAAAAACAAACCCAGAGTCTTTGATCCGCTTCTGAATCAAACTGAATACGATGAGCGCAACCGCACATATCACCAGGTGTGCGCCGATATGCTCATGTGTCCGGCAAAAAACAGGTCGTGTGTCCAGGGTGCCCTTCATAGTGCGAAACCTATCTTCAATCTGAGACAACTCGTGATATGTGGTGATGATTTGCTTGTCCTCCATAGTTGTCTCCGATGTCACAATTTGATAATAACCCATGTACTGTTTCCATTTGTTCACCTTATCCCAGTCAACAAGCGGCAGCAGTTTGCTTGATTCCAGCACTTCACCCGTCTCCTGATTTACCACGTCCTTTTTCATAAACTTCTTCATAGTCCTGCTCTGCGCCGCGGTAATTCGGAAGTTTTCCGGATTATCTCTCAATTTGTCCAAAAAATTCAAAAAGCTCTTGTTTTCTGCCAGTTCTCTCTTGTAGTAGTGCTCACTCCAATATACAAGGACTTTTTCTTGAAAGAAATATGGTCTTCCGTTTTCATCCTTTCCTGTTCTCGTCATAATGTGGCTTTTGTACTTGAATTCTGAGCCGCCACAACTGGCATCTGTTTTGTACCCGTCCTCTTCCAGAATCCACTCTCGCTCAACTTGCGCAGTCTTCTTGATGCTCTTGCTCACCAAATATCCGTTGCCATGTTGGACAAGGAAGAGGTTGTTCTTGAGATTGCACATGCCTCGGTCTGCAACAAATACAAAACGGTCATACCCCATTTCCTCTATGATGTTCTGTACAGCCGAACGTACAGTCAAATGGTCCAGCATATTCCCAGGAAACTCCTCCACGCCGATTGGGATTCCGCTGCGATCCATAAACAAACCCATCTGGACAATCGGTTGTTTCCTGTTCTCTTTGCTCACTCCCATTTTCCGCAAGCCAACCCTCAACACGTTGTCATATTCGTCTTTCTCATCCGGATCTGGCTGCTCTATCTCGTAATAAAAGTTGGTTACATCATAAAAGATGACGCTGGTATCCCTGCGCATGTGGCTTGCGATAGCCTTATTGATAGTTCCATAAATTCTGTACCGGTTCTCGTATACCAGATCCAGCGTATCGTAGATGTTATCAGGATTGAACTCACCGCTCAGAATAGGTATTTGGTAGTCCTCGTTTTGGCGTACTGTGGCCAGTTTGGAGCCGGGATTGAGGATTCGGCCAAAGGTAACAAGACGCACAAAATCTACAAAATCGTATTGGATGGCGGACTGCCTTTTGATGGTACCAAAAAGACTGTTAAGTCCCAAATCCCGGAATGCGGCGGACAGAATGGCGTCAGAGAAAAGTTTCGGATGGCTTATACACTCAGTGGAACCTGACGTAAACGTTAAGGCGACCTGTTCCACCCTCTTTTCCACGTAGGGAAGCAGGCTGTCAATTATCGGCTTTCCGTCCCGATAGGATTGCCGAAGGCGTGCAAGATAATCGGGCTTTCCATCATCAAACCTTGACAGCGGTCCGAGATTTAAGACCGGGGACTTGACGGAAGTGAGTTTGCCATTTTTTGTGATGACCCTACGGCTTTCAACCAGGCGCAGATAGGGTACCCCATTATTCTGAAACAGGTCGATAAACATATAAAGCGCTCCTCCAAACCAAAAGATCGGAGTATACCCTGGGACCCGTAGGTCGAGAAAAGGAAACAACTGGTAAAATATACCTATATACCTAACTAATACTATATCACTTAGATGCAAATTTGTCAACAAATAATTTGAAAAACTTGATATTTGTTTCGGTATGCAATTGAGTTGGAAACAATTATCTCGATTACAATTTTTGGAAGTGGCAAACTCGGGGGGTGTCAAAACCCCACGAGCCCGAAAGTGTGCTATAATAGCAGTAATCCCCCCACCGAGGTGATACGCCATGTTCCGAGCCAATGACATCCAGCAGATTACAGTTTACGACAGCTTCCTGAGCCAGCCCGCGCACATCCAGAGGCTGATTGAGAAGTCATGGGCAAAGGACTTCTCAGATGTGATCTTCCCTGCGATTCACGAAGAGCGGTTCTCGGTTCTATACAGCGGCGTCGGATCCCGCCCCAACACCCCGGTCAATGTACTGGTGGGCTCCATGCTGTTGAAGGAATACT